GATACTGGACCACATAACATCATGTTGTCCGTTGCAGGAACTGTAATTGTTTCTGAAACTGTTGCTAGGTTTTTATATCCACCATTGATTGCAGAAATCATTCCTGCTTGAATACTGTTTTGACCAGGGTTAATGCTACCCGTAGATTTACCTTGAAAGACTACATAGATGTTTGCTGTGCCTGATGGTGGGGCTTCTGTGAAAGCTAAAGTTGTACCACCTGATATTGAGTAAGCGGAAAACGGATCTTGTCTAACATTTCCAACATAGACTTCTGCTTCTGCAGTATTTGAAACACTTTGACTTAATGTAAAATTTGTTGTTGAACCATTACCATTGAACTGTTGAGAGTTCATGGTATTTAAATTTTGTTTTGGAGCGTTTCCTAAATAAGCCATGATTCCTCCTACGTACTTATTGCATCTATAAATGAAGCCCAAACATCTAAACTAGAAGCAGTGTCAGACTGCACTTTTAGAACATCACTTGATTTCATTACTATTCTTGATCCTCCATCAATCAATTCTAAAGATCCGCCACTAACTATTGGACAGTTTTTAATTATGTAATAATCATTTGATCCGTCATTAATAAATACATCCACATTAATTGTAGATGTAGTTGTGTTTGCACAACGAATAGAAATGATTGCATCATCTGAATTACTAGTATGCACCGTTGCTGCAGATGTTCCTACATTTCTTTGTATATATCTTTCAAAATCTTGAGCCATATTTCTCCTATAATCCTACTGCCATTTTAATTGCAAATGCTTCTGTTGCACCAGTTGAAGGGGTTGATAATATTATTTTTGTACCATTATATGTTAGTACATCACCATTAGATGCACTTGATTGTAAGCCAGGAATTCTTAAACTATCTACCTGATTATCTCCAAGAGTAATTTCATTATTTATTGAAGCTGAAGAGGGTTCTGCATTATAACCAAGACATATATTATTATTACCACCGTTTGCAGTAGATCCTGCGGTTCTTCCAACAAATGTGTTTCTATCTCCTGATGTTATAATAAGACCAGCGTCTTGACCTATAGCAACGGTATTACTAACAGCTGCAGCAGCTTTTAAAGCACTTCCCCCCACTGCTGTATTAGTATTTCCAGAAGTTATACCTGCACCAGCTGATTCTCCAATAAAAGTGTTATCACTACCATCTTGTATAGCTGTACCTGCATCATGACCAATACAAGTATTGTCTTGACCAGTTGTAACGCTATTAAATGCATTATTCCCCATTGCAACATTATTAGTTCCTGTTGGATAATTACCATCAAGTTTTATAGTTCCTGAAGATACATCAAGGTTAGCGCCTACAGTTAAATCTGCAGGTAAAGTTACATCGTTATTTGCATCTTCAACAACTGCTTTTGAAGCAGGTAATGTACAAAATACATCTTTAGAACCACTTGTAAAATTAACTGCTGCATCACTATTTGATGATGATATAATTGTGTCTCTTGATAAAGTATCTGGAGAAGCATCTGTGACAGTTCCTAGACCAACTTCAAATTCACCTGTGCCTGTATTTACAATTGCATAGTAAGTTGTATTACTATTACCAATACCTGCAACAAATCCTTCAAAATCTTGTACCGCTCCAGCAAGGTTTAAAGTACCTGTACCAGTAGTTGCACTAGTTTCTTTTACTCTATCATTAACAACAAGAGCCATTTACTTTCCTTATGTTAATCTTAATATTGCAGCTGAAGTTGTAAATGCAGGGAACTGAATTGTAAATGTTCCTGCAGTTGCAGTTTTATCTCCACCAAAATCCAAGACACAAACAGCATCAGTAGTGTTTGAACCACCATCAGTTGTTGTATTATAAATTAAAGCTCCTCTAGCTGTTAATGTTACTCCTGTAAAAGATAGATCAGCAAAGTCAGTAATTGCTACTGAGGATGAAACTTTAACACCTTGGTTAACAAGTGCTTTGCCACCTGCAGTATATCCAGATGATGATACTTCATTACCAGTTGTATAATTTTCTGTTGATTTACCTAAAGTTGCAGATGATGTATACATTGCTAATTTATATGTATCAGAGGATGTATCAAAATCGTGTTTACCCTGTAATAATTCTTTTTTGAAAGAATTACAAATTGCGTTAGTTGTTATTGCCATAATAGTTCTCCTTTAATTTTTTATGGTGATGGTGAAGGCACTTTAACTCTAGGCACCCCATCATCGTATTCTGCTCGTCTTCTTCTCCCCATTTGTTGGAGAGCAAAATTCTGTACTCCTTCATTATACTTGCTTTTATATAGATTGTACATATCCATCGGTCCTTTTAAAAAACCATAAGCTTCTGTTAAAACACCATCTAAAAGCATACCTTGTTGGTATTCTGATAAATAAGTTGTGTTAGTCGAGGTAAAACTTGGAGGAGTAATAATATAATTTAACTGTACAGCATAAGCTTGGTCTGGCGTAGGTGCAACTACAATTGATGTTTCGTCCCAATTTGCATAATATTTAGGTAACCCTGTAGCACCGGTTCCATTAAATTCTGTAATAAAACTAGTATCTCTTTTTTCCATAAAACTTCTTGTTCCTGTTTGGTCAGTTGTACTGAACACTTGAAGAGATCTAATAACTAAAAAATCTGCAGGAGTAACTAAATATCTTTTATTTGAAGTAAATGATGATGTTGCGTATTTTCTTGTGTCATCATAATCAACTTTACCAGCTATATCTAATTCTACATTTCTAATAAATTGTCCGATAATAATATCAGTTAAAACATTACTATCTACTTCAGTAAAGTTTCTTACTTGTGTTAAAAAATCTGAATAAGTTATTGCCATTATGTAATACTCACTGTTACAGTTCCTGTTGTGATAACTAATTTTCTTCTTCTATTTTGTAAAGAAGGATCAGCTGGTTTCATTGTGCTAATTACAACACCTGCACTTGTTAAAACATTTGCAGGTTGGGCTGTAATAAAAGCAAAATTACCAGGTAAAGTTAAATTAGCTACACCAACCATAGTTCCTCCAGAATTGGCTTTAGTTGTATCATTACTAGCAACTGTTTGTGGTTGTTGAAATCTTTGTGATCTAGTGTTTTGTAAAGCTATTGCATCAGAGGTTGCGTGTCTACGTCTAATTTGAGGATGTTTGGGTTCAAACTCAGAATAATGAACTAAAGAACCATTCCACTCTTTTACCATTTCTTGATAAGGAAAAGCCATTCCTGACCTGTCTGATATCGCTTGTGATCTTTTACCTGTTGCCCATTTTGCCATTGTTAAATTCCATTATAATAAAATGATTGAGGAGTAATATAAGTTGAAGCTCTTTGTCCATCTTCATCTAAGGCTCTTTTTAATTGATCCTCGTAAATTAATTTATTTTGTTGAACTAATTGTGGTGCGTTTTTCATGGCCAAGTAATAAGCAAGTCCTGCTACCATACATGGTAAAAATCTAAATACTACGTCCGCATCATTAGTATAAGAACCCGCGTCTTCAATTCTTTTTATTACATAATATTTTAAAACTGTGTATGTGTTTAAATTTGGTGCCTGATATAAATATATTTTGGGAGTGTCTTGTCTATCAACATAATACTGTGATGGTTGACCTACAGATAATTTATTAGGAAGAGCAGAATAAGCAGATCTATCTATTTTTGTTAAAGCAACATCTTGTGTGTTAGCTGTGTTTGCTCCAGCTGCAGTTGAAGATACAAAAGCTTCTAGTACATCACTTACACCTGCACTTACACTATATTCTGCTTGTCCAGAAACTAAAGTGTTTTCATGTAAAGCAACTTTCCAAAGATGAATACCTCTATTTGCCCATTCTGCAAATAATAAATTAAGACTAGTTCTTGCAGATCTTAAACTATGACCACTTGTTGTAGCCATACCACATCTTTCGTAAGCCTCTTGTATGATTTCTTCTATAGATAAATCAAATGTCGTAGTCCCTGAAGTTGCCATTAATATCCTTTTTACGGTTGTACAATTTCTTGGATTGTATCACTTTTTGACTAAACTTTGAAGACCTTAGGTTTTTTGCTATTAAGTTTCTTTTTAACTTGTAATTTTTTCTTTTTTTCACCTCTAGCACCTCTTAACTTACCATCTATTTGTGCAGATATTTGTCCTCGTCCTATTGTCATTAAACTAAATCCTTAGCCTTTCCTATTATTGGTTTATACTTTGTTTTACCCTCTGATTTGTACGCATGCAAGAACTGTTTTCTTGGTTGGTCAGGTGTGTAGCTACAATGAATCCATCCGCTGTTAGGTTCACCCGGAGTGTAGAATTCTAAAATCAGCTGGTCATACGGAAGGTTCTTATGAATCCAATCAGCTAATTCAGCATTGTCAGTTCCTATACATTCAAAATCTGCGGCCTCAGCTTTTGCATGTTGTGAATTTATCGAGCTACCTATTTTTAGGCACAGCTGCTCGCTACGAAATCCTGATGTTACTTTTACTCTACCGAAGTGATCACGTACCGGTTGCAGTATATTTTCACATAATGCTTTTAATTTTTCTATCTGACCAGAATTAGGATTATTATTTATATCTAACCTAATTGCTGTATCTGATTTAATTAATTCTTGTAAACTAAAATTACGTGTTAATTCCATTACTACTCCAATATTAATTTTTTAATTGATTTTGATCCATCGATGTTCGACTCGAGCTCGGCCATTGACTTGATGCACTGGTACTGAATATTATTATTTTTATTTGTTCTCATTGCGACTCGCTTTCCCTTAAGGCAATCAGACATAGACTCTTGGATTCTGTGTTCCTTAATCTCTCCGTTAACAATCATAAGTAAAGCTATAATCAACTCCATTAATGACCTCCGTTTGCTCTAACTTTGTCTTTTAATTCTTCAATATCAGCTAATGCTTTATCTAACTGTTCTCTTAAAAATTCTATATTAACTTTGTTAGTCATGTTCATTTCTTGAGTCTGTTCCATTTTTTCAACAGACTTGTACAAATCCTCAATTAAAAATATTTGTTCCTGGTCTACAGGCACTTGTTCTGATTTCTTTAACAAATCATTTTGAAATAATTCTCTTGATGTCTCCAGAGATACTAATCTAGAAGTTAGCTCAGTATATCCAAGTACTCCCATTGCGACCAGTAAAATCAAACTAGCTACCGTCTTCATTGGCATTTGCACTTTTGCCTCTTCTCCGATGTTGAGTGGTTTATTGGACAACTGGACCTCCACAAAAAGCTAACCAAATAAAACAAATTATCAGTGCACCTGTAAAATAATAGTTCATTTTTATCTCACTCATACGTTGAACAAGATTATCAACCATTAGACAGACTCTGTCTAGTGCCCCACAAAACTTATAAATCCATTTGTCTATCATTCGTAACTTTCATCTTCTGCTTTTATTTTTTCTTCATTATAGCCTTCCATAAGAATATCATTTACCGATTTTTCTTTTTTTTCCATTGCGTAGAACATTCTGTCACTATCCTCTGTAACCATGTCATTATCTTCCGCATCCCAATAAGTAGTTTGAACTTTATAGTCTGGCCAACTGCTATCAGTAGTATAACTATTAATGTGCCACAAAATACGATTATTAGGCTGAGCTGCATAATTGCCGTTAGAAAGTTCCAATATATGTGCGCACTTATGTTCTTGAGGAATTTCAGAATGTTCCGTATCCAAGATATTAACATCTGGATGTGCCCAATCAATTGTAAATAGATATTTGCCATGGTAAAACTTTTTATCTAATCCAAGATATTTTCCTGCTACGCCATCCAACCAATCAAAACAAGTAACACTAGGCCAATAACTAAAACTGTTCCACAGTTCCAACTCGTGCGTCTGCATATCCGGCACATCGGCTCTATCATACGATTTTTGGAAAAACGCTGAGATAGGCAAACGCCAATAGCACGCACCGTTGGGAAGCATGATATTAAATAAGAGTGCACGACCTGAAATGGAAGTAAGACCAAAGATAACACAGTCACTATACTCTCCTTGATGTTCTTTAAGATCATAAAGATATTCCTTTCTTATTTTACAGTATATTGGAGGAATGTTTGTATTTAGATAAGCCATGATTATATTTTTCTCTCCAATAATTTTTTCTCTCTAAAACTCTAATTCTTTTATCAAGTGTATCATATCCAAAAAGTTTTTTTAAAAAATTAATTAACATTTCCATCTTCTTCTAGCTTGTCTTAATCTTGAATTTGGATCTTTTGCAGCTTTAGGAAACTTTTTCATTTGCCCTGCTGATCTTGCACAATAAGATTTTCTACGTGCTGCTCTTTTTTTACCTGGATTATCTTCTGTAACAGCAGTGCTTAATTTACTTCCAGGGTTTTTTCTTCTGTATGCTGCAACACCTGCAGCAGTCATACCTGCACCACTTTTAGTAGATCTAAAATTCTTTTTGTTTCTAGCAGGCATATTATCTCCGCCTCTTTTGAAACCTAAAACTTTTAAACCTGTTTTATTCACTTTAGCCTGTGTATGTAATAGTTATACTACCACCAGCACCTGCAAGATTATAAACAAGTCCTTCTTTAAAAAGAATACCGGAACCTGGTACATAAACTTCTAAACCTTCTGTATTGAAATTATATGTAGCAACTGCAGTTCCAGGTGTTGATGCATCAGCTGAATCGTAAAAAATAATTGTTGAACTTGCAATACCTTCACCTTGAATAGAAGTAATTCTCATTCTTCCAGTTTTTGCCAATGTATTCGCACCAACTGTAGTCATGTTAAGTACT